TTGGGCGGAGGTTATGTTCACATGTCGGGCTCAAGACAAAAAACTGTCAGTATTAGTGCAATATCTGGCGGATATACTGGCTCGCTGAACAAGGGCTTGGACAGATTTACCACGCTTCTTGCCGGCGGATTCGATGGTGTTGATATCACCGAGCGTGACCCCTTCAGAAACAGTGCTGTTGCTGCTGGTGTTGCAGAGGTGAATAGCTCTAAGCTTCACAGCCTCAAGAGAGCGATTAATATCGTGTCTGACCCTGACCAAAATCAATATAATGTGGTCACAATTCCTGGTGTTACAATACCTGCCGCAACTAACTATCTTCTGGAGAAAACAGAGGAACGTGGCGACGCTCTGGCCATTATTGATCTAGAGAAAATCTATACTGCGGATACAGAAAATACTTCTAGTAGCGCAGATAGAAACTCTTTCACAATTAAGCAGGCAACAGACGCCCTTAAAGCTAGAAACATTAACAACAGCTACGGCGCAGCATATGCCCCTTGGGTTCAGATCCAAGATACTATCTCTAACAGGCTTATCTGGGCTCCGCCTTCGATTGCCGCACTAGGAGCTTTGTCGTCCAACGATAGAGTTGCCGCTCCATGGTTTGCCCCAGCCGGGTTTACTAGAGGCGGATTGTCAGAGGGTGCTGCTGGATTGCCTGTCCTGGATGTCTCTAAGAGGCTTAGTTCGGAAGATAGAGACGATCTGTATGAAGCAGGTATTAACCCAATCGCTAAATTCCCTGCTGAAGGGATTGTGATCTTCGGGCAGAAGACCCTGCAACAGACAGCTTCTGCGCTTGACAGAATCAACGTGAGAAGACTGCTTGTCTTCTTGAAGAGAGAGATCTCGTTCATCGCATCGAGACTCTTGTTTGCTCAGAACAACCAAGACACTTGGAATAGGTTCTTGCAGCAAGCAACGCCTGTTCTGGAAAGCGTCAAGGCTCAGTTCGGCATTGATGACTTCCGCTTAATTCTGGACGAAACAACGACGACCCCAGACTTGGTGGATAGAAACATTATTTACTCTAAGTTAATCGTGAAGCCAACCCGCTCTGCCGAGTTCTTCGCTATTGATTTTGTTATCACTAACAGCGGCGCTGCTTTTGAGGACTAAAAAAGTTACGAGGAACTATTTAACTATAGGATTTCTTTTTCGAGGAGAAACTAAATTATGAGTCTTTTTTGGTCGAATGTAAATACTGATCCAAAACGCCGTTTTCGATTTATACTTCAAGCTGGTAATATTCCGGTTTGGACTGTTAAAACCGCTGAGAAGCCCAGAGTGTCTGTTGGCACGGTTGAGCACCAGTTTCTCAATCACACTTTTAAGTACCCTGGTCGAGTTACCTGGGATAATATTACCATGACGCTTGTAGATCCAGTAGATCCAGACTTGGCTTTTACGTTTCTTCAAAAACTTCGTAGATCCGGGTATGATTATCCAACCAGTCCCAACGTTCGAAGCACAATAAATAAAGCTGACGCAACAGGACCTCAAGGTATTGCTGGTGTCTCTATCGCACAAATAGATGCTGACGGTAGAGAGATTGAAAAGTGGAAGTTGACTAATCCATGGATCGTTAGCATTGATTTCGGTGGCGCATTAGATTATGCTGCTGAGGAAATGAACGAGATTAGCGTTGAGATGGCCTATGATTGGGCAGAGTTAATAAAAAGCGGAAATGAAGCAAGATAAAACAAATTAAATATTTGTGATATAGTTGTCTTGTTGAGTTTTAGAAAGGTTGTATTATGAGTAGAAATAAAGGACGGGTTTCCCCGACAGAAGAGGACGTTCTAGAACAGGAAGTCCCATCGGGGTACCCGGAATATCCAGACCGTCCTCCCACAGCAGATGATAATGGGTTTAACTGGACGAATCCAACATACTTTGTAGAAATCCCGAGCAAGGGTAGATTTTATCCCCCGAACCATCCGGTACATAACAAAGAAACAATTGAAATTAAATATATGACAGCAAAAGAGGAGGATTTCCTAACCTCTCAGCCATTAATTCGCAAGGGCATTGCTATTGATCGAGTTTTGGAAAGCGTCCTTGTTGATAAATCAATAGGTATCGATGATCTTTTACTTGGCGACAAGAATGCCCTAATGATTGGCACAAGAATTACCGGGTATGGAGAAGAATATAAAGTTGAAGTTACTTGCCCCAAGTGCGGTAAAGAAAGTGACTACGAGTTTGATCTAGAAAAGGTTGGAACGAATGATTACGAAGAGCAGATCATAGAACTTGGTTGTGAATTTACCCCACGAAATACTGTCTCGGTTGATTTACCCCTAAGCAAGGTTAATGTAGAGATCCGCCTGATGAACGGACATGACGACAAGAATCTAACTGAGCAAGCTAACAAAAAGAGTAAAAAGAATATGCCCGCTACTACCTTGACAGATCAGCTAAGAGCTTTTATTGTCTCCGTTAACGGTATTGACTCTCCTTTTGCTGTAGCTAATTTTGTCTCTCAGATGCCTGCTAGAGATTCAAAGTTCTTAAGAAATCTTTATGTAAATATCGCCCCAAATGTTGATTTGCGCCAAGAGTACGAGTGTCCAAAATGTGGTCACGAGGCAGACATGGAGGTTCCGCTTGGCGTGGGCTTTTTTTGGCCTGAGTGAAAATAACAAAGAGTATGTTTACGAGGAAATATTCCAACTAATCCACTACGGAAGTTGGTCCTTCAGAGAAGCTTTCAACTTACCAGTGCTTATAAGAAAATGGTTCATCCAGCGCATCGCCGCCGAGAAGAAAAGAGAAATGGAAGCCCGTTCTCAATCAACCCGCTAATCTGTATAAATAAAACATCTTTGTAGACTATTTATTATACCGTGGGGTGTCTTATATGAAACAGATAGATTTTGAAAACGAGGTTCTTGACTTAGAAGAAGTCAAAAATACTTTAAATGAGAATATTCTCCATGTTTTTGCAGCATGGATTGAGTATCTTTTATCCAAAATGTTTAAGGGGCGCAGAGTCCCTGTCAGAGTTCGTGGAAACAGAATAGAGGTTGAAAGATTTACCGACGCTCTTGTAAACGAGAAAAGGTATATGGACTATATTAAGAAGTATGGCTTAGATGATCCTATGACCTACAAGCAAAAGTCTAAACTTGATGTTGCCATAAAAAGATTTGAGCGTGAGGCTGACATAAATTGGCCAATAAGAAACTGATAATAGCACAGACACTCTTGGAGAGTAGCAGTCTTCTTGTACAGGTGACAAGGGGAGGTTTAGTGTAATGGCTCTCAATCCCAAGGACCTATCAAAAGCCCTACAAAAACTGAAACCTAAAGAACTACTGGCCGCCATGTCGAAGAAGCAGAAAGCGATCCTCGGCATAGGTGGTGGAGCCACCGGTACCGGTGTGGCGCTTGCGAAGGATGCGCTCGAAGACCTGGGTGAAACAGTCACGAACAATGTCAACACTGGTCTCAATGCGATGACTGAGGCTTTGGGCGTTCAGGTACCCAAAAGCCTCGGTGATCTCGCTGGTCAAATTTTTAAACTTAGAATTGGACTTGACGATCTCTCAAAAGATGTCGGAAGAGCCACTGGACTTTTTACAAAGCTAGGGGGACAACTAGAGGAAGTAGCTGAAAGGAACAGGGACCTAGGGGTAACATTCGAAAGAACTTCCAAGGCAATGATGGGGCTTGACCAAGGCTTTAGTTTACTGGCATCGTCTACAAAGAGGCAAAGAGAAGAGACTCTTCGCTTTACTTTCGCTCTTGAGAACTTAGGCGTCGCAGCCGAGGATTCAGGCAGGGGCTTGGAAGTTTTTGCTAGAGGCACAGCAATGTCTCAAGAGGCTGCTCGTAAATCGACAGAGCGACTGATCCAGCTTGGTCGTCAAATCGCATACAAGGGCGGACCAGCCCAGATGATGAAAGACATAGCTGAGATTGGACCCATGATAGCTAAGTTTGGATCAAGCACGGAGCAGGTTATGGGCGACCTGGCCAAAGAAGCAAGAAAGACCGGACTTAGTATGAGAGAAATCTTTGATGTCTCCGATCAGTTTGATACTTATGAGGATGCGATGACGAACGCTGGAAAACTTAACGCACAGTTTGGGCTTGGTCTAAGTTCTAATACGTTAATGATGGCAGATGATGCACAAAGAAGGCAAATAATAGTTGACAGTTTCAGATCAACAATTGGCACTTTTGAAGATCTTGGAGATAGGCGACAGAAACAAGCTATGGCTGAGTCTCTAGGTTTTGGGAAAAACATCGAAAAGGCAAGAAAGTATCTTAGTGGCGAGACTCTTCCGTCTGAGCAAGTTGGCAGTCTTATGGGCGCTGCCCTAGAACAAACAAAAGTTTCTGAGGTAGGTGCGGCGGCACAGGAGAAGACACTTACTGCCATGGGAGACGTTGAACTTAAAGGTATGGGGCTCGAATTCGGCAAAGTAAACGAAATGGCGGATGGTCTTGCTAATACATTTAGTGACCTAAACTCAGCAGCTAAAGTATATGGACAATTAACTGCGGTAGAAGTTGGACTGGATTTAATGGAAGGACCCCTAAGTGCCCTGAGCAGAGCCTTAGGCAATCGAATTAATTTTAACGCCCTCGCCAAAGGCGCTACAACGGCTACCGTCCTTGCAAACGCTGGTAAAGCGGGTGGTCCATTTGGTATGCCGGGACAAGCCGGATCGCCCGCTGGAACTGGTGGTATGCCTGGTGGCTCACCCGGTCCTGGCGGAGATACACCAATGGGCTTACTTCCGGCGGCAGGCGTTGGTGCAGCCGGCGTCGGCGCTGTAGGAATCGCTGAAAGACTTGTGAGGGGTAGCA